AAAATAGAGCTTATTCTCTTTAGGGAAATCGCCAGACCCGGCCCACTGCTGCAAATAGATGTCGTAGCCACCTGTCGCACCTGATCTGGGGAGGAACATGGCGCCGTTTATCTCGTTGTTATCTGCTCCGTTAAGGTGCAAACCGTCTCCACCAACACCCCCGCCATAGAAGTATGTACCGCCATTAATACGCAATCGTGCTGTGTCTGGGTTGCTTGCCAACGAGCTTGCGCTATTGACCCCAGACGTAAGCACAATGGCCCTGGCCGAATCTGATGTCGGGTCATTAGAGTAGCATTGCGTCATGTACCCTTCGCCGCTACCATAGGCGACCCCAGAAGGGAACCCCGACCGTGTTGTCCAGTTGTAGGCAATGCCTGAAAATCTCTCCACCAATACACGCTCATATTTAGGCTGATAAACATGTATTGAATCTACCCCAGACTGTGCGATGTTTGCGCAGTCTAGTCGTATACTTTCTAATCCTGTGTTCAAAAGGGGGCCATTAAGCTCAATCATGTAACCAGTATTGAGCCCTGTTCTCACAAAACCGCTCCCGGTGTCCGAAGCGTTTGAGACATCGGCTCCATGTGACATGCCGTTACCGATAATCGATATATCATGATGCTTGGTGGATTGCTGCGAGTCTGAGCCGTCGCCGAGAGTAATGGGCGACGTGGTGTTGTACGCGCCATCAACAATAATGGTGCCGCCCGACAAATCATCAAGAACATCAGCAGCCGCAACCACAGCTGTTTCATTGTCATCTCTTGAGGTTGTGGCCCCAAACCAGGATATTTTAAAGCGCCTGTCTGATATTCCCGCCCGTTGCCAGTGCCACCCAGACTGCGTACTATCTAGATAGACTCCTTCTTCAGGATCAGACGACGGCTTTGCGCCGGATTTATGCACCCAGAGTCCGTCTCGTCCAACCTCTGTAAGCACAACGGAAGAGTGGCTAGCCCCCGGCGTCAGTGCCTTAAGCGCCGCTCGTGTCGCAACAGCGTTCTCTATGTTCCCTAAGCCAACATCCATCGTCCAGATGATAGAGGAGACGCCGTTCCCTGCCTCGATCGTGTAAGTTCCGGGCGTAACATAGAACTTAAAGAGTCCCCTGCTGTCTGACGTTATCGGATTCGCTATGGGCGCTTGGGACCCGCTGTCACTATAGAGACTAGCCAGAGAGTTATCTGTTACGGTCCGCACTTCTACTGAGGCGTAGGGTATGACCGCTCCGGTGTCGTCAACCACCGTTCTGTTTACCACCGCAAGAGCCATTCTATTCTCCAATTCTCGTGTTGATGTTTCTAAAATGGCCCTGCGCCACGGTCTGTTTATCCCCGGCGGAGGCGACCATTTGGATCTCACAGAACAGGACGCCGGCAGGTAGAGCGGCGCTCTCCGTGTTTGATATATCGAGATAAAAGACGCCGCCTGAACTGGCGTGGATACCGCCACCGGTCAAAGTCTTCGTGAGTAGGATTGTAGAATTGACGTTCTGGCAGATCACGAATGTGACCTCCGAGAAACCCGCCAAGTCTAGCGCGGTCCCGTCCAGGTCTTTACTGTTGAACAGGAACCGTTTGTCGTTACCTTGGCCGATAGCCAGATCAATATGCTGAATGCCGCTTGCAGGGGTCATGGTTTGCATTGCCTCCAAACTACCGTGGCTGTCTGGCTCTCCACTCTGACCACGTCGACGTACTGACATGGCCTAGCTGGGTATCGCGGGACCACAAGGTTGTGACTGATAACGATATCGTTCATTTCTTCGCCCTCACTTTAACGCGCCGTCGCTTCGCTTCGCGTGAACGGTGCGCTTCTAGGGCCTCATGCGCTTCGTTTGCTGACTTCTCGGCGGCGGCTTTTTCCGCTACCAATTGGCGTTGGTACTCTGCTGATTTCTCTTTAGCCTCGGCGGCCTTGTTCTCGACCGCGGCTTTTTCCGCTACCAATTGGCGTTGGTACTCTGCTGATTTCTCTTTAGCCTCGGCGGCCTTGTTCTCGACCGCCTTGATCTCCAAAGCGTGTCTTTCACTTTGGCCCGCGAGCTCCTCCCTTAAGGCAACTGCTTCCCTCGAGAGAGCAAGTTTGTCTCTTTGGAGCCGGTGGATATCGCGCTTGTATTGTTCGACGTTTGCCATGCGCTACGCTCCTATCGGCGCGGTGAAGGCGTCAGCTGAAATCCGCAGGTACGTAGCCCCAACGCCCCTTCCAGACCGAGACCCTGCGTTAAAGAACAGGCTATCGCCCTCGGCGAATGTCACGTCGGTGGTTGTTCCGGCCTGCTCCACAAACGTGGTAGTTCCTCCGCCGCCGTCAACGAACGTCAAGCTTGCGCCGATCAACGCAGTACCGCCCCCGGCAATGTCGCGATAGAGGCTTAAGTAGGTGTTGCCGCCTGACCCCGCCGCATCCTGTGACCCCCCGCCCCACGTTATGCGGTACGTTCCTGCCCGCATAAACCTAAACACATAGAAATCTTCTGAAATTGTCGTCCCGCCTGCGCGCGTGAAGAGCCACGAAGGATGGTTCCCTGTATAGGTTCCGAACGGCTCTCCGCCCCATCGATACAAAACAACGTCTCCGGCGCTTGGTGTGGTAGGCCCCCTGCCTTCCGAAATGGCGGTAGGGTTGTCCCTGAGCCGTGTCATTATCGGTGCGGTCAACGGACTGTCTTTATCTATCTCAGTATCGGCGATGGCTGTGTAGGTTGTCATTTACGCGATCACTCCTGCGGTTGCGCCGCCAGTCAACAGGCCGTCAGCGTCGCCGATGTAGGCGTTCTTTGCTGGGGCGGAATCATAGTCGGTGAAGTCAGCGGCGGCTGTGTCCATGACGAAATGGAACCTGCCGTAAGCATCCGTCTCTATTGCGACGTAACGAACCGTTTCGCCCGGAATAACTTCCTCGGCGCTAACGATTGTCCACTTCCGATTTTGGCGGTTGCCGTATTGGTCAAGGTCGAGCTGGTGCGAAAGAAAGAAGTCATCGGCCAGCCACAAGTCTCGGTCTTTGGCATCCAACATAAAGTACAGCCATTGCGGAACGATCTTGAAACCGTCCAAAATCCGGTTCCCGGTATAGAAGACCGTTGCTTCGTCGTTCAACCAACGGCTGTAGATCTTGCGGATGCTCGCTGTGCCGTATAGCTCTTCTGTCTCGGTCTCGAGATCCGCTGTGACGTAATGGCTTTGAAAGTCTGTTGCCTTCGAGACTGAGAGATAGGTAGCTGGGGTGTAGTAGATCCAGCACTGACTGGTTCGGTCCCTTGGCTTGTCCTTGATTTGCAAGCTGCCGCTGATGATGTTGGCGCTGTCCGTCAGCGTGGTAGGCGTATCGACATAGCCGCGCACCGCCTTAAGCTTGACAAGAGCGTCGCGTTCATCCCACCAGATATAGCAGAGCGTCTGCTCCTGGATCTCGCTAATCAGTTTGTAGACGGAAGTCGGTTCTGCGATCACCGTGTTCAGGCGGTATGCGTCGAGGTAGTCCTCGCGCTCGTCAGCCCAATTCGCGGTATCCAACCACGACGAACTGATACCGCCGTAGGTGGTCAGTAAGTCAGAAATCACAGAGTCGACCGTCGCTTCGCTGTAGACAACGCACTGTTGCACACCGTCGTTCGCCTCGTGGGCTTCGGCTTCCGTCCGGTATTGTGCGCGGGTTAAACCGCTGAATGTAACACCGTCTGCGCCGGTGGACGTACTGGAATACGCGATAAGTTCGTCATTAATTCTGACCACTCCGCTCGATGCATAGTCCGCCTCAAGAGCGTTCACCAACAAGAATGAAGTGGCCGCCGCTGTGATACCTGTGTAGAGTTTGCCGAGACTGGTCTTAGGTGCCTGGGCCTTGCGTTCCTCGACCTTCGCCAGAATATCCTTACCGGTCATGGTGACGCGCCCGGAGCTGTCGACGTTGGTTATCGTCTCCATGAAGTAAGTGCGGTTAGTCATGGCAGACAAGGCCTGCCCTGCGTACCCGTCGTAGATCACGATTTGAATTTGACCTTTGTAGCGATTGCGCGCTACCCATCTCGACCAAAACGAACCCCTGTCACTTGACATTGGATTCCACGACCTACCGGATAGATAGGGGTCGACAAGTCTATCCGAATGCTGGTGGTCGTTAAACGTCAGAGTGCAAACGGCGCGATTGCCTAAGCCTTGCGCGTCGGCGCTAGATGCACCGAAGTTAATAACTGTTGGCGCGGTCGACACAGAGACCAAAGACGGGATGAGGTAATCAACGCCGCTAATGTCGATATCTGCGACCGTGCCTTTGCCAAAGAACAGGCTAAGGGGCGTGCTGTCCAATTCGAAGTTGGCCGCGTCTTGGCAGGTCGAGCGAGTGTTATAGCACTTGGTGTCTGCTGTTCCTGTCGCGGTGCAAGGCGACGATCCAAAAGTCCGCGAACAGAGCGGTTGTTTAATCTCGACGATCTGCACGGCCTCACGGCCTGGTGTGGTCTTGCTACTCATAGCCGCGCGCCCTCACATTCATAGCGACCGCCATTTTGTCAGCGATACCCATGTTAGACGGAATAGGCGTATCGTCGACTTGGCAGAAGCCGACGCCTGCGTCGGTGTAGGTGCTGGGCCGCCACGCTACCCAGAATGGTTCATCTTCAATAGCGAGCTGTAGCGTCGGCCAGTTGTTATGTACCCAGGCGGCGGTTAGGTGTTCCCATTGGTAAGAGGTTTCTAGGAACGTACGTTGCTTCGTGCGCCCGAGGTTCTCGCCGGTCTCTGAGTAGTTCGCTCGAAGTTTAGTTTTTCGTGCGAGATCGATCGGAGAGTGGTCGCCGAATAGAGGCTGCTGCATCTGCAAGGCCGTACCGAATTTGACAACGCCAATTTTCGGTATGCCGGTCGCGCTCGTGATGTTGACGCGCCACCGCGTCGCCGTAGTTGGTGTGAAGATAGCGAACACCGGGCTGTCATCTGCCAGGGCGTCGCCGTCGGTTAGGTCTAGCCAGCTGCCGTTATAGTATTGGATTTTGATTGTCGCGGCGCTTGATCCCAGAGTGTGCGCCGCGATACAACAGTAATCGCACGACACACTTGACCCGTGATTGTATTCCCAAGTTGACGCCGTCGCAGTCGGCTTCCAGAACTCATACGTCAACGTATTCAACGGAGCGTCCGCAAAGAACGCGGCGTCTGTTGTGGACGCGGCAACGGTGCCGCCTGTCTGCCAATTCAGGCTATGGGCTATCCTGGCGTGGTTGAGATCCTTAGCGCCACCGGGGACCGTGTAGCTGGATTTATACAAGACGGACAATGGCGCCCCCCTCGACGGCTTCGTTGATCTGATTGATCAGACCGCGAATTTGTTCTTGCCCAAAGACTTGCCCTTCGAGACGGATTGCCACGTTCCTGGATACATCGCCCCCGCCTGCCCCCACTGAACCGCTCGCTTGAGCAACACCTCCGCCACCTCCGGTGCTCGCAGACTTGCCGCCTGATTTGATGTTACGAACAGCGTTTAGGCCCGCCGCCAATGCCGAGCCAGCGGCGGCGATACGACCCAGTGGATTGCCGACGAAGGCAGGGTCTTTCAAAACCTCTGTGAATGCGAGCCACGAGTTAGTAACACCGATAGCCGCGCCGATTTTCTTCGATCCTTGGAACACTTGACCAAGAGCGGAGAGCGTACCTTTGACGCCTGCGTTTCTTGATTGCATCATTTTAAACTGATGCGTGTCTTCCACGCGCTGTAGAAGTGCGGCGTGCTGTTCGTGCGCGCCTACCCTTGAGTTAAAGAAGTCTCTGAGCGTCTCTTTCTGGCGTTCATAAGAGGCGCGCTGTGCCTCTTCCACAGTTTGCAGCCCGGCCATAACGGCCTCGACTTCTCTATCGATAGCGGACATTTTAGACCCGCGCGTACCTGATTGGGTTTTGCTGCCGCTGTCTGTTTCGTCGACAGGACCACCAGCGACCGCAAGCGGCCCCGTACCACCCTCGATACCCGTGCTCGGACTGTCGCTGCCGCCCTCAACCAACAGCGCAGACGCTATCGTGTCCTTGAGTTTCAACCAAGCTGTGTTAGCTACAGCCGCTGCATCGGTGAGTTTTTGGCCCGATCTTTCTGCAAGCGCGTCGGCACTCGCTGATAAGGCGTCGATCTCTTTGCGAGCGAGTTCAACCCCGGCATTCTTAATCCTTAAATTGGTTTCCATGGTGCCTTCCGCGCCAAAGAACGCCAGTAAAGGCCTAACTTTCTCCCCGAACCAGTTTATAAACTCCATCCACTTCTCTCGCATGCCGACCACCATGCCCCCAAAGGCGGCTTGTATCCTTAGCCAAGTGGCTTCTACATAGAGTTTGAATCCTTTTAGGACTATCGCCATCGCCAACCATGAGCGATCCCAAAGTTCTTTGAGAACTTTCAAAGCCTCGCCTAGTCCGCCGAGCCCCTTGACCACTTTCATGATCCAGAACACAGCCTCCCCGAGCGCCACGACCAGCAAGGCAACGCCAGAACGGATAAGGAGCTTCTTAAAGTTCTGTGTGACGAAGGACGCCGCGATCACGGCGGCGCGGTAGGCAACCATCGCGCCGACTAGAGCGAACACCGTCGAGGTGTAGGCCGGAACTCTTGCGAACAACTGAGACAGAACGTTCGTTAACGTGCTGCCCTTCTTGAACAAGTCGCCGACTATGCGAGAAAAGTTCTCTAGAGCCGGAGCGATCTGAGCGGCGACCCTGTTTCCCAATCCCTTCGAAATGAGAGACAGACGAGACAACGCGTCGTTTGCTTGTTGGATTTTGGCAGCGTCAACTTCACTCACAGCAACGCCGAATTCATCAATCTCTTTGGTGGCTTGTTTGATCGTCGCGGCGTCTATGCGCGCCATGGCGATAGAACCTTCTTCGCCGAACAGTTGACCAGCCACCGCCGCCCTTTCGGCGACAGGAATGAACTTGCTAATCGCCGTGTTAATCGTGGCTATGCGTTCGTCAAGCGGGAGATTGTAGAGACCGGCTGCCGTGAGCTTTAGGCGGTCGAGGGCGTCTGCTGCCGGGCCTGTCCCGCTCGCGGCTTGGCTAAGGCGGCGGGTCAAATCTTTAGTGGCCTGCTCGATGCCGGTCATCGCAACGCCCGCAAGACTGCCTGCGCGTTCCATAATCTGAATGGATTTTGTCGTCGTACCAAGGCTCTTGGCTAGCTTAGCCTGCGCGTCTATCGTATTGAGAGACGCAACACCTAGCGCAAACGTCGCCGCTTTGACCGCAACAAGAGCCGCCGTGGCTTTGGCCGCAAAGTTCCGTATTAGCGTACCGGAGCCGCCCAAGCCCTTTTTTAATGGGTCTGTGTCAGCACCAACGACGATTTTAAGCTTTGGAATTGCCATTCTTCGCTCTCTCTTTCGCCCATTTCAGCAAGCGGCTTGCATCTTTCTTGTTGAGGCCTTTTTTAGCACCCTCTTGGGGCTTCTCCGTTTCCAGCAAAAGCCAGAAGTGGCGGGGCCTCATCCCCCAGAATTCAGACGGCGCTATCTTGAGTTGGCGAACCGCGATCAAAAAGCACCGTTGAACTAAGCGATCGCCTTTTTTTTAGGGTCGGCCTCCTCTTCGCCGTCAGCTTCCGGCGCGCCGTCCATCAACATATCGATTAGCGCACCACCTATAGACGCCAACATGGACGCCTTCGCTTCCTTCCCGCCCGATTTGAGCTCCGCCATCATCGCCGCATGTACTTCTTCGGGGTCGGCGCTGCCACCAGCGAAGTTAACAACAGCCGCGTAGCAACGGGCGAGCTTGATAAACTTCGGGTAGGTCTCCATTTGGGCGAGCTGTGGAAGGGATATGATGTCCTCGATCTCCTCGCCCAATGCGAACGCTTGGTCTTCCTTGACTGTGTAGGCCTTACCACCCCAAGCAACCGTTATCTGCTTCATGGATTAGGCCGCCGTTGTGTAAGTCCAAGACCCACTAGACTGTAGAGAGGCAGTGAACGTTACCGCATCTTCGTGCGGTGCTGTCTCTTCGTAGTTCGCCAGGAAGAAGTCCCCGCTGATCGTGCCCCCGTCCGCGAACTCCAACGTGATGTCCGTCAAGAGCAACGTTGCGCTTTCGAGCACCGCTGCGTCCCGGACGATCTTGTCTGTCCACACACCAGACGATGATATGTCGAGCGCCTTGGTTCCTGAGAATCCTGCGAGCGTTCTAAAGCCACCGTCACTCTTTGAAGTGATATCGACGGGCGAACCATCGAGCGAGATACTGTCCTCACGGCAACCGGCGATAGCCGTGCCGCCTTTTTTGACTACAAAGTCTCTGCCTGTATCAGCTGCCATTTCGTCAACTCCTTACTGATTTGGTAAATAATCTATCATATTTCGTCGTAAATTACACGAACTAATGTAATACCACGTTTTGTTTTACCGTCTGGGTCATTAGAATACGCCTGACTTTCCACTACGGTGCTAACATGCGCGGCGGTAGCGAAGGTCAAGGCTCCTTTGTGGAGAGCCCTGTAGACCAATTTGCCGATCTCTTTAGCCTCGATCAGATTGTTTGATCTCGACCAAATGTCTATTTGGCAGACCGCGCTCGCGCCGTTGCCTGTCTTGGTGTCCCAATTGGAGATTTGGTCTTCGCCGAAAGTGAGATATGGGAAGGCGCTATCAGCCTCCGGTAAATCAGGCTGTGCAACATCGACCCAAATACCTGTGACCGCCGCGACCAAAGCGACGTCGGCCTCTAACTTGGCGCGAATTGCGTCTTGGAGTTCATCGGCTAGCATCGTTCGCCTTTCTGACCAACAAGTCTTCAACCAGTTTTCTGTAGGTAGGCTCCGCTTTATCGCGAACCGGGCGCCATAGCGGGCGAGGAAGGATCTTCTTTGTCCCCCACTCCAAATAAGCGCCGTACTTTGAAGCGAACCCGTATGGTGCGACTTCACGCACTCCGGGCTCTGTCTTCTCAACTGCGATGAACTTAGCAAGGTCGCCGGTGTCTGAGTTAGGGGCGAACCCCGGCGCGCTAGCTACGTGCGGTTTCGCTCGCCGCTTACCCTTGATCAAATGTCCGTTTGGCATCTGTCCTAGTATTTCGTGGGTGTAAACCTTACCTGCGCTCGCGTGCGCGTGGTAGCCTTTCTGAATGTCGGACTTAACAAGCAAGCCCGTCGTATCCGCTACCCCGTCCAAACCGTCGGCAACTTCGTCCGCGAACTTCTCGAGGAACGCCCGTAGCTCTTTCTCGCCCACGACGACCCCGCTCACACCGCGACCCCTAGATCGACGTCGAGCTCCAGCCACTTGTCTTTGAATTCGAGATTGTTGATGAACCGGATATTGTGGCGGCGGCTTCGTATGGTCACCGTATCTGATTCTTTAATGTCGCTGAAATAGCGCACTGTTATCCTATAGCTTGACGTGGCCTCGGTCCGGCCACTTGCCCAACGCTCGCCACCGCTCAAGGCTTTGATATGGCAGGCTGTTGGGGAATCGGCTATAGCGGCAAATGTCACCGTGCGCCCGCCCCGACCGTCGCCCGTGTCTGTTGGGCGCTCGAACGTGACCGGTTCTTTTAGCATTCCGGCGTGTAGGCTATCGCACTTGCATGCCATGGCTAGATGCTCGTGACCGAATAGGCCGCTACGAGATCGGCAGCCCCGCTGCTGGAATAGAGGCTTTCGACAGAACAACCGTCGCCTCGGTGCGTAGATAGCGCGCCAGCGAACTGCTTGACCGCTCTTTTGAGGACCGCCGGCACACTGCTCTCAGTAGCCCCGTATCCTGCCACGTAAACGATTTTAATAGCGTTCGCCGTACGTGTGGCGGTTGGCCACGTTTTGCCCGACTTCAAGACGATACGACCGGGCTTCCGGCTTGTGTCCGTAATGAAGTAATCGGAGACTGTAATCGCCGTTTTTACGTCTCCTTCTGAGAATGTACTGACCGACGTTACCGACGATAGCGGATAGCGCGGTGGCTCAATCGGGTTCGCGGCTCTCCCTGCGTACAGGTCGGCGACTGCGCCTTCGCGGACACCGGACCACCACTCAGTAGAGGCCGACTGCGGCCAACGGTCAAGTTCCATTGTCCAAGTTTGGTTGATTAGGGCTAGCCCCGTTACCCGCTCTATGTACTGCCGCGCTTCTTTGACGAAGTCGTCGGCGAGGCTGTCGGGCAGTATGGTTGCGTTTGTAACGAGATAGGTGCGCAACTCTGCCGCTGTGACAGGTTCAGACGCGGGCTCTGTCGTCAGCGTGTGTCCGTGCCTGAGTGTCGGGCGGCTGAGATCCCGCAAGCTCACCTGCCGCGCCTCCGACGTTTGACTTCGGGGACGCGCTCGACTTTAGTTTCTCGGCCCTGCGCGCCTTCGGTGAGCGCCTCGGCTGCACCATCCGCTACCGCCATTTCTGCGACAGGCCCCGAAACGATACGACCGAGTGCGAACGTTTGGACTGTGTGCCCTTCCGGCGCGCACATGTACCCGTCTATCTTTGTGATTTTCGCTTGCAACATGGTGTCCTTTAAAAAGAAGAGGCAGGCCGCTAAGCCCGCCCCGCTCTTAGTCTCTACGTCCGTGCGACAGCTGTACCGACGAAGGTCGTCTTGGCGACTGCTGGGCGGCCAAGTAGGGCGAAGACAGAAATGTCTGCATCAGACCCCGTGGTGCCTGTGACAGTGATACCAAGGTAACGTTTGTTACCGCTGTAGCCGAGAGCACCAACGACTGTATTGTCGGCGGAATCACTGGTCACGGCCAACGTGTTAGTCGCCTCCGTAGTGTCCGCCGTTGCAACTGTCCCGGCGCTCGCTGCGTCCGTGTCTTCGGACTCTTGCAGAGTGACGGAGAAGCCCTCGGCTGTTCCGGCGTCGGTTACTGTGTTAGCGACAACCATGATTGCCGCCGCATTGAAACCGCGTAGATCGACATAGGAAGACACCGCCGGTGTCGTGCCGCTAACAGTGACGTTGCCGAGGTGAACGGCTTGTTGATTGGAGATATTATCACGCATATTTTTAAACCCCTTAGTGCGTTATTGCTGGCCAGGTATCAGCCAACAGAAGAAGCCGAGGAGCGGTTTACCCCTCGGCTGTTTTGTTTGGTTAGGCTGCGAACTTGATAAGCTTCAAAGCTTCGCCATTAATGAGAGCGCCACCGGTGCGCCTTGTGGTGTAGATCTCGACGTAAGGTTTCTGCGAGTACAAGTCGCGGATGACTCGGATGCCTTGGCGGTCAACGATCTGATAGGCCGACCCCAGATCCCCGACTGCGATTGAAAGAGAGCCTGCCGCGATATCCGCCATGTCCTCAAACGCCGCTGCCACAGGGTGGCCGAGCAATGAAGTTGGTTGACCCGCTTCAATACCGGGCTGCCAGAGATACCGCCCGTCATTATCTTTCAGCAATCGAACAGCGGCCATTGTGGAACGGTTCATAAACCAGTTCGTCGACTGGCGGTACTCGCCCTTTAGGGCGTAGAGTGCTGTCAAGAACACGTCGCCGCCGTCAGGTGAGGCCTTAAACGCCCCGCTCGCGCCGGTGTTGTACTGCTTGACTTCTCCACGGATCGAGTCGCCGTCGGGGTACGTCATGAACCCGCGAGGTTTGCCAGTCCCGCTACCTACCGTGTAGGCCGTGTTTTCGCCGCGCATCATTTTATTCGCGACTTTCTCGGCGAGCCATTGCTCCACATTAAAAGCGCTATCGTCGAGTAAACGCTGTGTAACGCGCGGTGATGCATAGATCTCATGAACAGGAATGCGCCACTCGCCGATCTTCGGGGTGCCTGTCTCCGTGCGCGAAGCGGTCTCCGATACCCAGCCCGTTGATGCCTCTTCGTCGTCATAGAGGCCTGTTAGTTCGTCTGTTCCGATAACTTGCACGGAAGCGTAAGCACGGACCGGCGATGTCTCGAATAGCTTCTTAACGATACGCCCGCTCGTATCCGGGTCGACCAGATAGCCGCCTGATGGGTCGCCCCCAACTGAAAGCGCTTTGATTTGGTCTGGAGTGAGCGCCCTGTCGTCTTTTCGGACGAACTCCTCAAAAGCCGACTTGTACTCTCCGACTTTCTCCGCGTCCATGTCGGCCTTCATACCGACCGACACGCCCCATTCACGGGCCTTCTGGTCTAGGTCAATCGCGTTACCAGAACCGTCAGTAGCGGTACGGGCTGCGCGTTTCTGCGCCAAGATCAACTCATCGTTTTTGGCTTGAGCCTCTTGAATGCTCGTCTCAATCTTCTCAAGACGTTCTGTGACGACAGGGTCGACAGAGCCCTTCTTTTGGAACTCGGCGAGTTTCTCCTCGTTGGTCTTCTTG